GGCGGTCCTGCCGACGTCACTGACGATCAAGAGCCCGCTGGACTCTACCTGGCCGGTCGGTACCAAGATCCTGCCTGTGCGACCCGCCCGAGTTCAGAACGACCTTGGACTGACCTACCTGAGCGATGCCATCGGCCAAGCCACGCTGCGCTTCCAGTTTGAGGACGAGTGGTTGCTTCCAGCAGCCACAGAGACATTGGACTACCGGGGCTACCCCGTCTTGCTCACCGCCACCAATTGGACCGAGGACGTCGAGACAGACTACGCCCGCAAGCTGAATGAACTGGATTTTCTGACGGGCCGACGCGTCATCGACGATCTTTCCGGTGTTGGCACGGTTCGCCGGACGCATCGGTGGCTGATCACTGGGCGTGCCGCGATCACTGCGTTCCGCTCATGGCTGGCCGCCCGCGCCGGCAGGCTGACGGCATTCTGGATGCCCAGCTTTCAATCCGACTTAAAGGTGGTGAGCCCGATCGGGGCCTTTGATTCGGCCATCACGGTGGAGAACCGCGCCTACGCCGCCAATGTGCCAGCCGCCATCGGGCGGCGCGACATCCTGATCGCCACGACATCCGGCAGTCGCTACTACCGGCGCATCACCGGTGCCACGGCGCTTTCGCCAAGCAATGAGAGCATCGCCATCGATAGCGTGGTGGGCGCGGCGCTACTTCCCGAACAGATCCGCCATGTGTCGTTCATGAAGCTGGTGCGCTTGGACAGCGATGCCATCGAGATCGCCCATCAGACAGACGACACGGCGGAGGTATCGATCTCCGTCAGAAGCATTCGGGATGACACATGACCTACGCCAGCAGAGAAGTATCCACGGACGCCAGCAGTCCGGTCGAACTGTACGAGTTTCGCCGTGGCGGTTCTACGTGGCGCTATACGAGCGGCGCGCAGGACGCGAGCTACGCCACCTATGCCTATGTGGCCGTGCCGATGAAGCGCGGCAGCATCGAGCAGACCGGCGAGATCGGGAGGTCCGGCCTGCGGATCACGCTGGCTCGTGATGTCGAGATTGCTCAGGCATTCATCGCAACACCGCCATCGGAGGTGACCTTGCTCACCATCTATCGCCAGCACCGGAATGATCCAGAAACCGTCGCGGTGTGGATGGGACGCGTCTTGAACGTCGAATGGCGCGGTTCCGAGGTCGAGCTCAATTGTGAGCCGGTCTACACCAGCCTGCAGCGCACCGGCTTGCGCCGCCTCTACCAACGCAATTGCCCGCATGTGCTCTACGGCACGTCTTGCCAGGCCAGTGCGGTGATCTATCGCGTGCCGGGCACCGTGGTGTCCGTCGCCGGAGTCTTGCTGAGCGTGCCGTCTGCGGCCGGATATGCCACGGGTCATTTCGCTGGCGGTTTTGCCACGTGGGCGGCCAACGGCATCACCGAGAAGCGAATGATCGTTGCCCACAACCTGGATGTCATCACGCTGTCGGCCGTGCCGCCCGGACTCGCCGTGGGCGACACGATCTACCTGTATCCCGGTTGCGACCGGACTCTCGCGACCTGTGCGGCCAAGTTTGGCAATAGCGCCAATTTCGGCGGCTTCCCATTCATCCCGACGAAGAACCCCTTCGGCGGCAGCCCCATTTACTGAGTAGACGGTATGCCCTGGGCACAAATCATCGTCTGGATCGTCACCGCACTGATCCAGTACGCGCTCCAGCCAAAACCGCCGCAACCCCAGGCTGCTGAACTCAAAGACTTCGATGCGCCGACTGCCGATGAGGGTCGCCCGGTGCCCGTCGTGTTCGGCACTGTGCTGGTGAAGAGCGCCAACGTGGTGTGGTACGGCGATCTGCGCACCACACCAATTAAATCGAAAGGTGGAAAGAAATGACCGACATCCTGGTGACCCACGGCGACATGCGCAGCCTGGGTTACTGCAATCGCGGCGCGCGGGAGTGGTTCGCGCGGCACCAGCTCGACTGGAGCCAATTCATCGACCAGGGATTGCCTGCGCCGCTGCTGTTGGCAACCGGGGACAGCATGGCCGAAGACGTGGTTGCCGCCGCTCGCGAACGCATCGGCTCCGAGGTGAACGATGGGCGGTAGCAGCAAATCGCAAACGGTCGGCTACCGCTACTACCTGGGGATGCATCTGGCGATCTGTCACGGGCCGGTCGATGCCATCACCGAGATCCAGGTCGGCGAGCGCCAGGCATGGAGCGGCAACCTCACCGCCAGCGGTCGGATCACGGTGAACATGCCCGAGCTGTTCGGTGGCGAAAAGCGCGAAGGCGGCATTTCCGGCGCCATCGATGCTGCGTTTGGTCAGGCGGCGCAGACGCCGAATGATTACCTCGTATCGAAGATCGGCTCGCCGCAGCCGGCCTATCGCGGGGTTCTGAGTCTGATTTTGCGGCAGGTGTACATCGCCGCAAATAACCCCTACATGAAGCCTTGGGCGCTGCGTGTGAAGCGGTGTTTTCGCGACTGGTATTCCGCGAAGGCGGAAATCAACGGCGCCGCCAACCCAGCGCACATCGTCTACGAATGCCTCACGAATGCCGCCTGGGGCATGGGGTATCCGACGGCCAGCATCGACGACGCCTCGTTTCGTGCGGCGGCTGATGTGCTGTCCAACGAAGGCTTCGGGCTCAACATGATCTGGCTGCAGCAGAGCAAGATCGAGCAGTTCGTCAAAGAAGTGATGGACCACATCGGCGGTGTCCTCACGACGTCACCGTCGACGGGACGCTTCGTCCTGAAGCTGGTGCGGGCGGACTACACCGTAGCGACGCTCCCCATCCTGAACCCGGACAACGTCATTGAGCTGGAGAGCTTTCAGCGCGCCGCGTGGGGTGAGACGACCAACGAGATCGTGCTCATCTACACCAAGCCGGACACGTTCAAGGAGACCAGCATCGCGGTCCAGGACCTGGCCAATATCCAGGCTCAGGGCGCCGTGGTGTCGCAAACTCGCCGTTACCCCGGCATCACCTCGGACAACCTCGCCGCCCGCGTCGCGATGCGCGATCTGGCATCCGTGTCCACGCCGCTCGCCAAGGTGCGGCTCAAGGTGAACCGCAAGGCCTGGAATTTGTACCCGGGCGATGTCTTCAAGCTGGAGTGGCCTGCGCTCGGGATCGCCGGTCTGGTGATGCGGATTGCCGGCGTCGATGGCGGGTCACTCACCAACGGCGCCATCAGCATCGACGCTGTCGAGGATGTGTTCGGCCTGCCGTCAGCGGTCTACACCGCATCCCAGCCCACCGGCTGGACCGACCCGGTGCCAGCGCCATCCGCGACCACACCACGGCGTCTGGTCGAAGCGCCGTACTGGGACGTGGCCCGCGCGCTGTCTGCATCCGAGCTCGCCTACCTCGATGCCACCGACTGCTTCCTGCAGACCCTGGGCGGCCGCCCCGCGCCAGGGGCGCTGAACTACGACCTGTACAGCAAGACGAACTCGGCCACGACCTACAACCAGCGCGGCCAAGGCGAGTTCTGCCCCACGGCGGTTCTCGCCACCAGCCTTGCGCAAGAGGTAACGAGCACGACGACGTACAGCGGCGAACTCGACATCGATCTGGTCGCAACCGGGAGCTATGCCTACATCAACGACGAGGTCGTCCTGGTCACGGCCATCAATACGACCACGCAGAGCCTGACCCTGACCCGTGGCGTCATGGATACCGTGCCAATCAGCCACGCAGCCGGCAGCCGGATCTGGTTCGCCGATGGCGCGCAGGGCGTCGATCCGACCGAGTACGCCGCTGGCGAAACGGTCAACGCGCGACTACTCACCGTGACCGGAAAAGGCACGCTGGCGCTGGCATCGGCGCCAACCGACTCCCTCGCGATGAACCGCCGCCAGAACCGTCCGTACCCGCCCGGCAACGTCAAGATCAACAACGTGGCCTACCCGGCAGTCGCCAAGGGTGACCTGGTCATCTCCTGGGCGCACCGGGACCGGCTGAGCCAGACGGTGAGCCTGGTGTCCCAGACCAACGGCAACATCGGCCCGGAGGCTGGCGTGACCTACACGCTGCGCCTCTACGGGGAAGCAGGCAGCCTGCGGCGTACCTACAGCGGTCTGACCGGCACCAGCCAGACCTACACCTTGGCAGACGACACCGCTGATTCCGGCCTTGGCCGACCCAACGCCGCGCT